GGCGCTATAAAAATATTGTTTGAGAAGTTTCTCAAACTAGAAATTTCGGAGGAAAAATAATGAACAAAATTAATTGGAAAGTACGAATTAAAAATAAAAACTTTTGGCTTGCATTAGTGCCAGCTTTAGCATTGCTTGCACAAGCCTTTGCGAATATCTTCAATTTTAAATTGGAGTTTGGAGATACGGTTGATAAAATTCTAGTGTTTATCAATGTTCTGTTTGCCTTTTTAGTATTGGTTGGGGTTGTTAACGACCCTACAACCGCTGGTCTGACTGATAGCTCAAGAGCGCTTGAGTATCACGAACCGAGCGAAGATTAAATTTAGAAAAGGGAAGTCTTTATACTTCCCTTTTCATTTTGTATGAAAGGGGGACAAACATTGAAAAAAATTATTAAACGACAAGCAGGCGTTTGCGCCAACGTCCGAGATAATGTTTACAGCATAAAAGAGGAGTTTTATTCACACGATAAAAACAACGCATTTATCGAGTTGAAGTTAGACGGAGTTAACGTTGAAAAGATTGTAGTTTTATTCCACTTCAAAACGACGAATCGTTTCTTAGAAGTGTCTGGAAACGTGGTCGGGAACGTGGTTGAAGTTCCATTCGATACTAGTTTAATTACAACGGATGAAATTGTGTATGGATATGTCTATGCTGAAAAAGTCGTACAATCAGCAGACTTGCTAAAATTCTCGTTTGGAGTTCGTTTGTCAGAAATTGATAAGCACAGCGAATTACCAATCATAGAGAAAGACACAAAACGCATCATAGCAATAACAGATATTGTTACAAAGTCTGAACTAGAAGAGGCAATCAAGAATATCCATGTTGAGGGCGCAACCTTTGACGACTCTGAAATCTTGAGACGATTACAAGCACTTGAAACGAAACCAGAAATTGATACAAGCTCATTTGCTACTAAGCAAGAACTGGGAAACAAAGTTGAACGTGCTGAAATTGAGCAAATTTCAAGTGAAATTGAGACTTTAAAAGCAAAGACGGATAAAGACACCATCTATGATGATACCGCCCTCAGAGAGCGTGTATCAGCCTTAGAGAGCAAGCCTAGTATTGATACAAGCTCATTTGCTACAAAAGAAGAATTGCGGACTATTTCATCAACTCCTGGTCCTAAGGGCGACAAGGGAGAAACTGGGGAACGTGGTCCACAAGGTATCCAAGGCTTGACTGGTCCGCAAGGTCCACAAGGTTTACAAGGCGAACGAGGTCCAGAAGGTCCTAGAGGTGCAGACGGACTTCAAGGTCCAATCGGTCCTCAAGGTGTTCAAGGAGAACGAGGACAAGACGGACAAGCAGGTCCAAAAGGAGAGCGTGGAGAACAAGGACAAATCGGTCCTACTGGTCCTCAAGGTCCAATCGGATTGACTGGTCCTAAAGGGGCGGACGGAGTAGGCATTCCTCAAAAGCTAACTTTAAACGGAAACACGCTTGTTTTGTCAGACGGAGGAGGCTCGGTAACTTTACCAGAAACCAGTCAAAATGCTTCAACTTCGTCTAGTGAACTTATTGGTGCTGGTATGCCAAATGGAAAAGTAGAAGGTAAACTAGGTCAAACTTATGTTGACACAGCTAAAACAAATGGTGCTCTGAAATGGATTAAACGAACTCCTTCAGGGAATCAAGGTTGGGCGGTATTAGACGGCGACACTGGTTGGAAAACCTTAAATTCGACTTCAAAACTCGGTAATTCATACGTAAAAGCTCGAAGAATTAATGATATCGTGCAATTACAATTTGGTGGTTTACAATGGGGTTGGTTTGGGATAGTTCGACGTGGTGGACTTGGATTCGTGGCACATCCTGGGAATCGTGAAAAGAAAGTGTTCATCTTAACAAACGGTCAAATGCCCTATGGTTACAGAACAGCAACATCATTAATCGGACCGATTTATAACGATGATGGCGTTCCTTATGGTACATGGTATCTTGGTGGGTATGGAGACGCAAATCACTTACGTTTCCAATTCTTAGACCCTATACCAGTAGATAAAGACATCGGAGACATAAGGGTTTCTAATATAAGTTATTTCACAGACGACCCTTGGCCTGTAAACTAACAAATTAACAAGAAAGAAGGAACTAAAATGGTAAATAAAATCAATGAAAATTTAATGGACGCAGGACGTTTAGAAAGTATCGATTTCGTTGTAATTCACAATGACGCAGGAAGTATGACTCCAGAACAGTATGTGGACTGGTTGCGTTATCGTGATAAATCACTTGGGATTGCACACTACTACTGCAATCGCAATACTATTGCACGAGTTATTGATACGTTCAACATCGGCTACCACACAGGCGATTGGTGGAGTAATTGCCGTTCTATCGGATATGAGGTTTGCGAAAGCATGAAAGTAAGCGATGAAGAATTCTTGCAAAACGAAGATGTGACTTTAATGCAAGCAACGGAAGATTTAATCTATTACGGCTTACCAATCAATACTAGCACTGTTAGATTACACCACGAGTTCGTGCCAACAACATGTCCACATCGTAGTATGGAATTACACGGCAATTCTACTGAAAGTGTTAAAAATTATTTCGTTTCACGTATGCAATACTTTGCGAGTCTAGGCTCAACAGTTGATGAAATGCTCGGTCAAGTTTCAAGCGAGCCTACTGTTCAGGATAGTGTTCAATTGGAAAAGCCAACTCAAAATCGAGGCGGAGGCAAGTCATTAGATGAAGTCGCTCAAGAAGTCCTTCAAGGACTTTGGGGCAACGGACAAGAACGATTTGACAACCTAACAAATGCTGGATATAATGCTCAATCCGTGCAAGATAAAGTAAACAGTATCTTAAACGGTGAAGCTCCTAGCAGCAGCGCTAGTTCAGACCTTGACAGCGTTGCTCAAGAAGTATTACAAGGATTGTGGGGGAACGGTCAAGACCGTTTCAATAACCTAGAAAATGCAGGATACGACGCTCAAGCTGTACAAGATAGAGTAAATAGTATTCTAAGCGGTGGTTATAAACAAGCCAGCAATGCTAATATCGATGCTGTAGCGCAGGAAGTCATCCAAGGACTATGGGGGAACGGACAAGAACGCTATGACAATTTAACAAATTCAGGTTATGACGCTCAAGCGGTGCAAAACAGAGTGAATGAATTGCTTTCATAAAACATTAAAGCCTACCTTTTGGGGTAGGCTTATTTTTTTTGCATTTTTTCATAAAAATACTGGACAAAGTATAATGAATGTTATATAATATAAATGTAGTTAAGGAACTACAGAAAACAAAACAAAGGGGCAAACTAAAATGACAAACTTAGAAAGATTACAAGCAGAGGCACAAAAAACAAAAGAGTTAGTAAACCGAGCGATTATCATCATGCCAACTGACGCACTAGAGCTAAACATGAAAGACATCAAAAAACTAGCAGAGGCGGTTGATGAACAAGTGAAAATAACAGAGAGCAGAACAGACGACAGAAAAGAAGAATCAGCTCGAATCACTGTACAATACGTTAAACATCACAACCAACGATTATTAGAAATGATTAGTTTTTACAACTACAAATAAGGAGGCAAACACAATGACGCAAAACTACAATGAGGAAATGAAATGGTTGGACACGATTATAACTGAATTAGAAGGAATGAGTCCTGTAGCTTATAATGCAGAGTTATCAAGAAAGAATGTAGAAATATTTTGCACAGTATCGACTAACCTATCAAAAACAAGAAATTTGCGAGATAAATATATTCGCTTGATGAATGTATATGAACGTTTTGGCGAGGGGTTCTTCGTTGAATATTATAAATTAACTGACTTTGACGAAATCATCAAAGAGGTTGAAGAGTTATATAAACAAGCACAAAAGGCGTTCAAAAAACTAAAATAAAAAGGAGCAAAACAAAATGAATAAAGAAGAGGTAAAAAAAGAAATGCAAAAATATGAAATCGTTGAAAAAGGGCTGCAGGACGCAGTTACAAACGCAGGCACATCGCACTTGTTTTTAGAAAGTATCATGAAAAATAGCAACGCAGAAAATACAAGAATGGCGGTAATTTACCATAGCCGAGTACATCAAGCATACGGGAAAATTGCTGTATTATATGACATGTTTTTCGATGATATGGTTCAAATGACAGGAGCAACGATTGAAGAGGTTTATAATGAAACATGGTTTGAACGCTTTTCAAAAATCATTGAAGAACAAACTAAAAACATTGAGGAATTGATAAAACTAGCAAAGAAATAAAATAAACCGCTCAAAAGAGCGGTTTTTATTGAAAAAAATTAAAAAAAGTTTGCGAAAGTACTGGACAAATTATAATGAATGTTATATAATATAAATGTAGATAAGAGATAACTACAAAAACACAAAACGAAAAGAGGAAAACAAAATGACAACATTAAACCAACAACAAAAAAGAGCGGAAAGAAAAATTCACAAAACTTGGGAAGACGTAAACTGCATCGCATACGATGTTAGACAATACGTATATGAAAACAAATTAAGCAAAATGACAACTCGGAAAATCTTCCACATCAATGAGATTGACGGCGAATTATCTTTCTTAAATAACCACTTTGAGTATTTAGTTCAAACGATGGACGTTGAAGAACTTGTACACAAAGCTGTACGCTTTAGAGTAACAGTTAAAAAATTATTAGAAGATATTGAAAAAGAAATCGCAGAACAACAATAAAAACACCTAGATAAAAGCAGCCGATTGGCTGTTTTTATTTTTTTATATTTTTTTGAAAAAAATCAGCCAAAATACTTTACAAAGTATAATGAATGTTATATAATATTATTGTAGTTAAGGGAACTACAAAAACACTAAAAGGAGAAAAAGAAATGAAAAACACAAAAAAAGAAAAGTACACAATTATTGAGGAAGGACTTAAAACTTCAAAAAAACTTGCATGGAGTGCATTATGCGACTTTGAATACTTAATCGAGCGAGACATCGAAACTAAAGAGGCTACAAAACTTTACAAGCTTTTTAATAGAAGCTACGGAAAAACAGAAATATTACACGATATGTTTTTAGAGGATTTAAAAAATTTACCAGCGAAAACATTTAACGAAATCTACACAACCGCATGGTTTGGAAGATATTCATATTACATTGATGAACAAGAAAAGCTAGTAAAAGAATTGAATAAGCTATTAGATAAATAAAATAGCCCGCCCGAGAGGGCGGTTTATATATTAAAAATTTTAAAAAAGTTCTCAAAAACACTGGACAAAGTATAAGGAATGTTATATAATAATAATGTAACCAATAGGGGAACAAAAACACAAAGGAGTAAACACAAAATGAAAAAATCAACTTGGAGCAAGGACGGGGTTTTAAAATTTGGAGATTTTGACGCAAACTACACGTTCAAGGGGTTCGCCCCTGAACAGTTTCACAAATACTCAAATCAATATGCGTATATGGTAGGCTCGCACGTATCAGAGGACGGAAACACCGCTGTAATTAAAATTGCAGCGAACCACGTTATCCCGACAAAATACGGGTACGCAGTAATCGTTGACGCAAAAAGAGTAGTATTCATCAAACATTGGCAAGTGTGGGGAACATCATTCAAGGACGGCAGTTATATTATTTCTTTCAATCGTCAATATTATCAAGTAAAAGAATGGGGCGACCACTCAGAAGAGTTTGGCGAATATGAAGATATTAACGAAAGTTCGCTCGGTAACTTTGACAATCTTGTAAAACTAGCTAAAGAGCAAGAAGAGTACTATGCAGGCGTGGACGTTGACGAGGACGGTTTTGAAACTAGACGCTCGTTTGATTGGAAATGGTAGGAGGTGAATTTATGGACTTATTACATTTACATGAAATCAAAAATAAAATGATAGGTAACTACACTTCAAGCATAGAATACTATACAACTATTATTAAAAATACCAGTGACATGGATATTTGGATAAAAGGATTGAGATATTTAGAAGAAATGAGTGAAACAATTTCAACCGCTTATAAAATTTTAATAAGTGCCAAAGAAGAGGAAACAGGCTTTTTTGAAATCTATTGCGAAATGATGAATAGAAACAGAATTATAAATGAATGTATAATGACTAATATGTTCAGCTTATTAATGGAGGTGCGAGGAGATTTATGAATGATACATTGAAAAAGTTACGGAAAATCGAACTTGATACACGGCAAATATACGAGCAAGGCACATTAGCCTATTTACGGCTCATTTATAAGCGACTAGGCGTTTCAACATATAGAAAGGCATTAGAACACCTTGAAATGTTAGAAATGGTTAGACATGACACAAAAACGAATAGAGAGCTATTCGAGAAAAACAACGATAAAGAAATGAGTTTAATCGAGCGCAACGCCTTAGTGAAGTTTGGTGAAGGATATATCGAAACGGCATTGAGAGAGCTTGATAAACTAGAAAAATTATCAAAGGAGGACAACAAATGAAAGTAAATACAAAGGACATTGAATGGTTATTGGAAAACGAAACTCAATATAAAATCTCAAAAGAGGCTAAAGTTCATCAACCTATTTTGTCTGGATTGAAAAACGGCACTCGAAAAATGGAAAATCTATCAGTTATGATTGGCGACCGTTTAACAACATACGCTCAGAAATTAAAACGAGAAAAAAATAAAAAATAATTCGCCAAAACTATTTACAAAGTATAATGAATGTTATATAATAACAATGTAAGCAAAACATAAAGGAGGAAAACAAATGACAAGAACAGAAAAGGAAAGACGCAGACGCTTGAAAAAGCAGCAAGCGAAAAATAACATGCGAAAAGCGTTTTTACAAAAATATTTCAAGTTCTTAGCCTATACAGGATTGGCACTAGCTTTCATCATTACAATAGCTTGGATGTTTGCAGGCGCTCATGAGCAACAAGGCAAAGAGGTTGAGGCTTGGAAAAACGGCACGTATGTATACCCACAAGGATAAAAAGAAGAAAAGGAGCAAACAAAATGACATTTGAACAATTACACAATAGCTATTTAGAACAGGACGAGCCAAAGATTTTTGGAACTGACTGGAAAGGACATGAAATTTATGTAGGCGATGAATACTTTGACATTATGGGCGAGTTTGTACCAGTTGAAGATTTAGAAGAGTTCATCGGAGAAAGATTTAGCAAATATACTGCAGGGGAGTAGAAGAAAAAATGGAAATCAAAAAATCAGAAACAATTATCAAATTATCAAAAGCATTAGTAGAAACACAAAAAGAATTAAAACAACCTTTGAAAGACGCAAAAAATCCTTTTTTTAAATCGGAATATGTACCACTTGAAAACGTGGCAGAGGCAATCACTCAAACGGCTACAAAGTACGGACTAGCATTTTCACAATATGCAACAACAACCGAGAGTGGAAACGTATCAGTCGGAACGATTGTATTTCATGAAAGTGGCGAATACATTGAATATCCGCCTCTAATCTTGAAACCAGAAAACACGAAACCACAATCAATCGGTTCAGCTATCACTTACGCCAAACGTTATGCTCTATCCGCAATTTTTGGTATTACAAGCGATAAAGACGATGACGGCAACAAGGCAAATGGAAATGGCGAACAACAAAAGCAACCGCAGAAACGAAACCAAAAACAAGCGCCACAAAACGAACCAAACGTACATGAAATCGTTGAAAAATACGTTCAGAAGATTGAAGAGTTAGGCGTGAAAAGAGCGGACGTTGTTGAGTACGTATGTAACAAACACAACGTGGGAAATATGTTTGACATCGCACCAAATATCCTAGTGGGCGAAATTAAACAAATTTACATGAAGAAGAACAACGAACAAAAAGCAAACACAAACGAGAAAGGAATTGATAACGAATGGTAACAGAAATCGCAAAAATCACTAATAACTTCGAAATCGTCCAAAATTTAGCTGGCGGTTTCGAAGTACCTAACTTACAAATGTATATTGATACATTTCAAGCATACGCAGATAACATTGATGAGGTTTTAATCGTAACCTCAGACGAAAACAGCGTGAACGGGGCAAAGGCTACCAAAAAGGAATTTAAAGAACTAGAAGACAAGATTGACGAGCGTTTCGCTGAGTTCATGGAACAGATTAAACCTGTAACCGACGCTCGACTAGATTTAAAGCGTATCATGAAGAAAGCAAGTGCGAACATTGACGAGAAAATCAAAGAGGCGTATAGAGCATGGATTGATGAGGCTATCTTTGAATATCAACGCTTAGCGAGTTTTGATGTAACTTTTGAAATGCTAGACGAAAAAGCGTTCGCCCGTAAGCAAACGAAAAAATCAATTTTCGAGGCGGTAGAGAAAGAAATCATGCGCCTTGAAGAAGAACACGCCAAACGTGAAGAAGAACGAGAAACGATTGAAAAGTACTGCAAAAAAGCAGGTCAGCCAATCGAACCATTTACAACTCTAATCGGACAAAAGGAATTAAATGACATTCTGAAAATGATTGATGTAGCAGAAGAACGTGAAAAAGAACGTGTTCGACTTGAAGAAGAGAACCGATTGAAACAAGAACAAGAGCAAGCACAAATGAAAGCCGACCGTGAAACAATCGAAAATGAAATCGTGCCAAATCTAGCTCCAACAATGAGTGCAGGAACATGGACGGAAAACACCGCAGAACGCAAAGCACTTTGGACTGTTCAATTATGGATGAGTGATGAAGAAAAAGAATTATTCAAAAAATTCTTGAAAGAAAACAATATTAAACTAGAGAGCGCAAAACGTAATGGAATTTAACGCCATTCTAAAATCGAAAAAGGGGGGCATTTTGACTTTCGACGCAGAAAGCGATATAAAGCTACCCCCTTATTACAAAAATAAAAAAGACGGATTGTATCGAGCAAATATAACCATTCTAGACCCTAGAGGAATAACCGCCGACCAACGAGGCTACATTTACGGTTTATTGAATGATATATCGGAATACACTGGTTATCCCCTTGAGGTAGTCAAGGATTTTATGAAAGGCGAATTTTGCACGAACGTAAAAACGGATTGGGAAACCTTTAGTTTAGGATATAATCAGATAAGCATATACGACGCAGGGCAATTTATCGAATACATCATCGAATGGTGCTTTCAACATGAGGTGCCGTTCAGACACCAACAATATTTTGTCGGCAGCGAACATACTCGAATGTTATTCTTGTACCTTAAATACCGCAAATGTTTTATTAGCGGAGATAAGGGAGACGTTGCGCATTATGATGCGGTTGGAATGGGAAGAAACAGAAAGAAAATATACCATTCTAAACATCGTTTTATGTGTTTAAGGCGTGATTATCACGACGAACAACATACAATCGGATTGAAAGCATTTTGCGAGAAATACAAGATAATACCAATCAAACTAACTCCAGAGCAGGTTAAGGAGTTCAAAATTTAAAAAAATATTTTTAAAAAATTTCAAAATATCGCTGGACATAATATAAGGAATGTTATATAATAATATTGTAGTTAAGGAACTACAAAAAACAAAACACAAGGAGGAAAACACGTATGAAAAAAGAAAAGGGTTTATACGTTATGAATACAGAGAAAGGAGCGTTCTTAAAGACGGCAGAGTTCGATAATGAATTAACATTCAAATGTAATTTCGACCAATCTATTTGCAACGCACAACCGTTAGCGGCCGTTGACGATGACAGAGATTTTCATGAACATCATCAAAGATTCGCAAAATCACTTGCCGAATTTTTATCTCAAGACGATGCAAAAAAAGTACCAGTAATCATTGAATTCGACATCAAGGTTACAGGGTTAGACGGAACGGAATACAATGTTGAAGAAATCGTCGCAGAGGCAGAAAAAAACGGCGGTAATTCAAAAGAACAAGCGTTCGCAGAATTGATGAGAATGCTCGCAGGTAACAAATAGTAAAAGAGAGTGAGGAGGTACAATGGCTAGACCGCCAAAAGTGGGACTTGATTATTTCCCACTAGACGTAAACTTTTTGAATGATTTAAAAACAAAGAAAATCGTTCGCAGTTATGGAGCGTCGGCGGTAGCCGTTGCCCTCAATGTATTCATAAATATATACAGGGATAATGGCTATTATGCTGAATGCGATGACGATTTTATTTTCTTAATAGCGGACGAATTAAAACTCGATGAAGAGTACGCAAAAAACGTAATTAAAAAAATGGTTGAGGTAGATTTTTTCGATAAAACACTATACGAAAATCATAAAATTTTGACCTCAATCGGCATTCAAAATAGATATGTATTAGCAAGCGGACGAAGAGTTCGCACAAAAATTAACGAGGTTTATGACCTCATAAACACTAAAAAAGAGGAGTTTCTGCCTACAGAAACCGAGTTTATGTATACAGAAACTCAAGAAAACGAGGGTTTATGTATACAGAAGTACGCAAAAGAAAAGAAAAGAAAAGAAAAGAAAAGAAAAGAAATAGAAGTTGTATCCGATAATGAAATCGAAAACCTAGCAGACGAACCAGCAGCAACAACTGAACAAAAACAAATTTCTGATGTTTTAAATTTTTATGAAAATCATTTTGGAATGACTAGCGACTATATTCGCCAATCAATCCTGAAATGGTGTAATGATTTAAATCCTGAACTCGTTAAACGAGCGCTAGAAATATCAGTTGAGGATAATGTTTTGAAATTTAGATACGCAAACGCAATTTTGCTGGATTGGGCGCATAAAGGCGTTGACACTCTAGAGAAAGCACTAGCTGAGGGAAACGCTAGACAAAGAGCAAAACAAAATAATTACAACCGCCCTCGAGGATATGTAGAAAGCGTACCAAGTTGGTCGAATAACCCTCAACAAACTCAACAGCCTAAACAGCCAACTAAAATGGACGAAACAACAATAAATGACCTAGCCGAGCAGATTGCGAAACTGAAAACAAGCAAAGGAGCGAAAAATGAATAGAATTGAGTTCACTATTAACGGCGAGTGCGTGCCAAAAGCACGCCCCCGTTTTTCAAAATTTGGACACGTATATACAACGCCAAAAACTAGAGCTTACGAGAACATTGTTAAAAGCACAGCTATTGACAATCATGTTCCTTGCATTACAACGGCTTTAAGAGTTGAGTTAGTTATTTACAAATCAATTCCAAAGAGCTTTAGCAAGAAAAAACGAGAACTGGCAAACGAGGGTAAAATTTATCCAGTAGTTAAACCAGATATCGACAATTATGTGAAATCAGTATTGGACGGTTTAAACGGCGTCTTATTCATAGACGATAAACAAATCGTGGACTTTAGAGCCGTAAAAAAATACTCGGACAATCCGAGAGTGGAGGTAACAGCATGGAGCGTTTAAACTTAACTGTATTCGAGCAAATCATGTTAGAACGTCTTGGGTTTGGAGTAGAAACGGCAGTTACAAGCCGAGAGCTTGCTTATGATTTTAAAACGACACCACGCAGGATAATGGGCGTAATTAGTGGAATGTGCCATAAAGGAGTTCCAATCGTCGCAACTAGACGAGGACGGCACAAAGGCTATTTCCTAGCACGGAACGAATATGAATTGAGCGAATATATAAGACCGCTAGAGGCTGAACATGAAGAAGTTATGAAACGAATTGCAAAGCTCAAAACATTAAGGGCAGAGCATTTCCAACTCATTCTCAATATGAAGAAAAAAGACATTTTGGAGGAATTAGAAAATGAATAACGCAAATTTAGTCGGACGATTAACACGACCAGTTGATTTAAGATACACACAAGCAGGCATCGCTTACGGCTCATTTACTCTAGCCGTAACTAGAAAATATAAAAATAAAGACGGAGAGCGTGAAGCAGATTTTATTAACTGCGTAATTTGGAAAAAGGGTGCGGAACTGCTAGCGAATTACACTCAAAAAGGCTCATTGATTGGAGTTAGTGGACCAATTCAAACTCGAAGCTATGATAATCAACAAGGACAACGAGTTTATGTAACTGAGGTATTAGTCGAAAACTTCAATTTCCTAGAAAGCCGAAAAAACGACGCTGACGGCTTTTCAAACGCAGGTAATATAAATACTCAAAACTTCAATAAAAATCAAAATTTGGGTGGAAATTTTGAAAATAGCGACCCTTTTATGAGTAATGGAGATACTTTCGATGTGCAAGAAGACGATTTGCCGTTCTAAAGACGATGAAAAGCTAAAAAGAGAAACACTATCTTTCGATACTGTGTTTAGAGATATGTTTAAACAACAGATTGAAAACGAAAATAAAAGGCTTAGAGAACTCGTTGAAAAATTAGGGTACGTGCCAAAAGAAATCGCCATAGAGAGATATCCGTTGGCTTTTGAAAAAGGGAAAGACGGCTCTGTGATAGTTTGCCAAAATTTCAAGATTAGGTATAAAGATAAAAAAGGAGCGATGAAATATTTTGAAAGAAATAAAAATAAAGAATGAAACATATACAAAAATTAAAGAACTTGAAAACACAATCATCGTTTCAAAAGACGGAAAGCGTTATGTGTACCACAAGAAGAAAAAAATCATCGTAACACCTAACTATGATGCGAAACCGATTATCAAAGTTGCTGAAATAAAAGCAAGAACAGGGCGTGCAAACAATGATAGCTATTCACTGATACGACATCAAAATCTATCAGAGCGTGTTCAAAAAATCATGGATAAGCGAAAGTGTTATCGATTTGAAATTGCAGGGGAGATTGGCTTTTCTACAGCCACCCTTGCAACGTTTCTAAAAAATAAAAAAGTGAACGGCAGTTCATTAGACGTTGTTGAAAGTTGGTTAGAGAAAAATGAATGAATACATTGTGAAAATTGATAATAATTACTATGCAGGCGATAAAATCTACACTATACGAGGATACATGGATAAAAAGCACCCCAGCAAAACTATTAAACTGACTCGTTATGATTTTAAAGCCTTAGCAGTAGACGATTATGAGGACGCAGTAAAAATCAAAGAACGCTGCAAAAATCTAGGCAAAAAAATCGAAATCTTGAAAATTAAAAAAAGCGTAACAGTGGATACTGTTAAATATTTTCGCAGTGAAAAATACCTTGCGGATATTTTGAAAGAGGAGCAGAAAAAAACACCTCAGAGAGAGTTGCGAAAAGAGTTGAATATTAAAGATAAAACGTATTATAGAATTTTAAATGGGTTCGCCAATGAGGTATACGACCGTATTATTTATAGTGTTTGCTCCGAATTCTTAAAACGTGGATATAAAGAGGTTGAATTGTATCTAACTCGTAGACGTGAAATTGAATATCAAAAGAAACGTGAGAAAGGCTGGTTATAGAAAATGATTAGTTTAGTTGCGGAACGTATCGCAGAATTATTGCACATTTCAATCGAACAAGCTGAGAAAATTGCTCCACAATTACAACATGAAATATTTTTAAATAGCGTTATTGTAGCGACGCTTGTGATACTGGTTATTGTGTTCTTTGCAACGTTTCTGATAGTCCTAGCAATTGACGAGGACGAAAAAATATTCAAGCCTATGGTTTTGACATGTAGAATATCCGCAATCACGCTTTTGGTTTTGTTAGTAGCTTGGCAATTCTTGACTCCTACATTGACACTTTTTAGAACGTTGAAATAAACTTAAAAAAGTTTATAAAAAAGGCTGGACATTCTATAAAGAGTGTTATATACTATAAATGTAGTTAAGGATAGCTATAATAAAACAAAGGAGATAAACAATGGACAAAGAAAAAGAGTTAGAACATGAAATTATGGAACTAGAAACAATACTAGCAAACAAGAAAGAAAAGTTAGAAAGATTGAAATTTATTCATGCGAACAGACGTTATTATTTAAATTGGGACGGGTGTATTCACGAAATGACACTGACCATGAATGATACGACAAAGAAAAGCGGTATTAAACAAGGGAATGTATTTAAAGCAGTCGAAGACGCGGAAAAAGAACGCGATAGACGAGCGCTATTATATGAGTTTAACCAATTTAAAAACGAACGTAATAACGGTTGGGAGCCTAATTGGAACGACTCTAAGGAATGGAAAACTTGTATATATTCAGGTGTTGGAAGAGAGTTAAAAACAATTTCTATACAGGTTTCGCATGAGTTTGCAATGTTCGGTTATTTTCGTAATGTTTCGGACTGTTTAGACGCTATCGACAAATTCGGCGACAGAATTAAAAAGCTATACATTGACTAGAGAGGGCGTTAAAACATGAAAATTAAATATGATTTAAACGACCCAGTTTTGAAATATCGTTATGAAATCGAACGGAACAAAATAAAACAATCTGAAATAATGTTCAATCACGAAATCGCTCGAGCGGTATTAAAAGCAATAAAAGAATATAAAAAGTCTAAACAAGAAAGCAGGCAATAGCAAAGGAATTATAAAAGGAGGCAAACACAATGAAATTTATCAAACTAACAGACGCGAACCAAGAAACAAGAAAATACACGATAAACATTAATGATATCGCTTGTATTGAAACGTATGTAAACGACGACGGAAAGTTGTTTACATGGGTACACGGTCATGGAATTGAAGACGGACAATTATATGTAAAAGAAACGGAAGAAGAAATTTTACAAACGATTGAACCAAGCTTAAATCCTGATAATCTTTATATTCCTTTATACCCTAACTCATAAAAACAAAAGGAGAGAAACACAATGGCAAATTTAGAAGAACTTACAAAAAAAGCAGAAGAAATGGAAAAACAATTAACGAAACTGAAATTAGAAATCAAGCGAGCGAAAAATGATTGGAAATTGACATTAATCGCTTCTCACAAGGCAATATATTCGCAACTAAGCAAGAAGCCAACCTAGAGTCAAATCGAAGAACCCTACTTGCAAAATTTAGAGAGTTTCGTGACGAACGCAACGAAGGCTGGAAACCAGACTGGACCGATACGAACGAAGCGAAATGGTCTGCCGTATTAAGTGCTGGAAAATTAGAGGCATTATCAATGTACTTAAACAACAGCTTTGACACGTTTGGACATTTTAAAAATCAAGAAGACTGCCGAAGAGCGATTGAAATATTTGGCAAAGAGATTATCGAATTATTCGTGGAGGCGTAAAAATGTTCAATAAGATTGAAATATTAAAAAATGCAAATAAATACTACCTCAATATGTATGGCGAGATTGGTGAAGTTGCTGATTGGTGTTTCACCACGGGAATAATAAATGAAATGCGACCTCAAGGAAATGTTTTTAACTCAGAAAAAGAAGCAGTAAAAGAAAAAGCGAGACGATTTTTAAAGCAAGAAATTAAAGAGTTTAGAAACGAATGCAACAGTTATTGGCGTCCGTGTTTTGGAGACGGAAAGGTAAATTATTGTATCGTTTTAAACAAAAATGAGTTATTTACTTTAGCAGCAACTGCCATCGATTATTTTCCAGAATTTGGCTATTTTAGAAATCTTAAAGATTGCGAACGAGCAAAAGAAATTTTCGGTGCTAGAATTTTAGAGTTATATGCGGAATAGGGGTGCGATATGAAATTAACAATCAACGAAAAAGGCAGATATATTCATGTAGCCGTTGAGCAAATCTCAGAGGCTTACGGTTGGCACGACTCAAAAACATGTATAGTCGAATATGTTGAAATTGTGACAGATAATTTTGGAACAACAAAACAATTTAAAACGAGCACATTAGTTTTTGAACCGATTGAGAATGTAATTCATAAAATCGAAAAGGAAAGAGCAAGGAAAGACTTGAAAATAAACGACAGACAAAAGGCAGTGTTCAGCCGTTGGAAAGTGAAATCGTGATGACGTATGAAGAATACAAAAACGCATTTAGCAGTTAAGAAACCAACCTCTTTTCTAGATTTCATGAAACCAATTCAGAAAGATAGCAATATTGAAAAAGAGTTGAGTCAAATTTATTTAACAAGCAAACAGAAACAAGCGCTCAAAAATCTAGGAAAGGCGATGAATAAATGAACGAACAACAAACATCATTCGATAAATTAAAAGACGATGTGAATTACTTAATTGTGGCACATTGTAAATACAAGGATATGTCCATGTACGGGCGAGCGTTAAAGCAGTTCCAAAAAGATATCGATTATGGACAATTAGAAGAAATGAGTTACAATGAACGTTTCGCATTTTTGATTGGGTTTGAAAAATCATTGAAGACAATAGAGAAGTCAAATGTATTAAACGAACAACCGAAAGACGAAAAATCTGAGACGACCTATGAAAAGGCGGTATACGATATACTTTGCACTCTTCCTGCTGGTACAACTTGGATAACTAGAGAAGGCATTGAAGAAATAGTTATTAGAATTAAAAAAAGAATTTTGCGTGAAGAGGTGGGAAATGATGAAAAATAAAGAAGATTTATTTGTATATACGCTTGGATTGGCATTGAGTTTAAGCGTGACATTAGTAATTAGTAAATTATTTGGAACTCAGATTAGTTGGCTTGCGACCATGGTTCCATTGCTGATATACGTGTTGATTATTTCAATTCTAATACTAATTGGGTCAATCGCAGGGATTGTAACATCAATCATTAATAATATGAGAGGATAGATAAAATGCACATTACTATATTTTTAAAAGACGGAAAAACATTAAGATTTGAAAGAATCACAAACTTAAAAAAAGAATTTCCATTTGATAATATTATCACGTTTAATTACTTGAGCGCCTCAGACGGCAAACAGAAAAGAGCATTATTTAACTTAAAAGATATTTTAGGATTTTCAGTTGACGATGTTAATTTCGATGTCAAAAGTTTATACTAAGCGTGATTGCAGGAGGTTTAGATTTTGCGATATAAGAAAATAGCTGAGCAGAGGTTGCGTGATTATCCAAATTATGAACGTGAAATTGCCACGCACCGCATGAGCTGGTTATGGCGTGACCCAGACTGCAACGCTTGGATAAAGGGCAAAGGAACTAATTCTAAATCGATTGAAAATGAATTCTTGAAAGTTGAGGCATCTCAATATATTCAAAATCGATTGTTTTGGAAGAAATGTATTGAAGAAATGTTGGAGGAGTTAGACGAAAAACAGCGCTTGTTTGTATCTGAGTATTATTTTGAGAAAGTATATGATTATCGTTCCTTAGCTAAAAAGCATCTCACGAATAAAAATGTAATCATGAGAGCGTGCGACCGAGCTTGCAAGTTGTTGCTTGAAAAGTTAGGCGAAAATGTTGACTGATTATTAGAAAGGGACGAAAAACGCTTGATGTCCCAGCTTTTTCGTGATATATTGATATCGTGGATAGTTGCGAGAGCCTACTTTCTACAAATTGTCATAGAGTTTGAAACTCCTAAAGTTGAGAGGGCGATAAAACGCCCTCAAATATGCCCCTAAGAGGTAACAACGCGATTTTCTTTTTTCCTTTGTGTTTAGCCTACCAATAAGGTTTTGTGTTTCTCGTGTTGAGCCGTTCGAATCGGCTGTGGGGCTTTCAAGGTATCCTCCCTTGGGAATATCATTTTTTAACAAAAAACAAAAAGAGAGGAGCCAAGAGCGATTTTATATCGCTCTTTTTTTATTGGCTGAAAAAAGGAGGAAAATATGCAAATAGAAAAAATTAAAATTTCAGATTTACTGGAATATAAATACAACGCAAAAGAACACCCACAGTGGCAAATCGAACAGATTATGTCTAGTATCAAGCAGTTTGGGTTTAACGACCCGATTGCGATTGACGAGAATAACACAATCATCGAGGGTCATGGTCGTTTATACGCATTGCAAGAACTAGGCGAAAACGAGGTAGAGTGTATTCGATTATCTCATTTAACCGAGGAACAGAAAAAGGCGTACATTTTAGCTCATAACAAGTTGACAATGAACACCGATTTCGACTTGGATTTATTACAATTAGAATTGGATAACATTATCGATATTGACATGAGCGAGTTTGGGTTTATAGAGACTGTTGAAGACGTTGAAGACGATGAATATGAAGATACGTCGGAAACTGGTTCTCTAGCTAGAGATTTTATAATCCCGCCTTTCAACATTTTTGACGCAAGAGGCGGAGCTTGGAACGAAAGAAAAAAATTATGGCGTAAATTTATAAAAGATAACGGCGAAAGTCGAGAAGGGTTATTAATGGATGGGAAAATGGGGAAATCGGAATTTGCCACTGTTTCGTTGTTAGACCCCATTCTTTCTGAAATTGTTGTAAAATGGTTCGCACCGCATAAAGAAAACAACAATATTTTTGACTGTTTCGCAGGAGATACAGTTTTTGGGTTTGTATCATCGTATTTAGGCAATAATTTTACTGGTATTGAATTGAGGGAAGAACAAGCAACTTTAAATCAACAGCGTGCAAACGAGTATAACTTATCGGCTGTATACCATTGCGACGACGGGCGGAACGTATTAGAACATATCGAGGAAGAATCACAAGATTTATTCTTTAGTTGTCCTCCTTATTTTGATTTAGAGGTGTACAGCGACAAAGAAAACGACGCAAGCAATCAAGAAAGTTATGAAGATTTTTATAAAATTCTAGATGAAGCATTCACCAATAGTATGAAAGCCTTAAAACAGAACAGATTTGCGGTCGTAGTGGTTGGGGATGTTAGAGATAAAAAAAGTGGAGGCTATTATCCATTCACAGACGATATTAAAGCGACGATGAAAAAAGCAGGGCTAGTTCATTATAACGATATAACATTGATTAACCAATTTGGTTCAGCAGGGTTCAGAGCGAGAAACACGTTCAAATCAAGAAAGCTAGTAAATGTTAAACAATATGTTTTAGTGTTTTACAAAGGGGATACAAGCAAAATAAAAGAAGAGTTTGAAGAGATTGAGATTGGAGGTTTAGAAGATATTGAAGGCTGAAATTTTTAACGACAGATTTTGGGTTGGAGAAACCAATCCAGAGAAAGTAAAAAATAAACTCGATACTTTATTGAGCGAAAGCAATTTAAATGTGTTGGATTTTACAGAACACTATTTTACACCTCAAGGGTATACTGCTTTATGGTTGCTGTCCGAGAGTCATTTAGCTGTACACACTTTCCCTGAGGAACAAAAAAGCTATATCGAGTTATCTAGTTGCAACGGGGGAAAAAGCAAAGTGTTTTTAGAAAAGTTAAACCAACAATTTAACGACGTTTTTATCAAAAGAGCATAACAAAAATAACAGCGTAAAGGAGGTGTAAGGTTGAGTGACGGCTCAAAAAATCTCAGAGTGCCAACCTCGGAACAAGCTCGAGAGTACGGTCGCCGAGGAGGTATAGCGAGCGCAAAGGCAAAAAAGAAGAAAGCAGACTTGAAAAAAGCAATGCAAACACTACTAGCGCTCGATGTAGCGAGTGAGAAATCAAAAGAACTGCTCGAGGCTTTAGGCGTTGAGGCTACAAACGAAATGTTGCTCGCCTTTGCCACCTTCCAGCAAGCGGTCAAAGGAAATCAACGAGCGGTCGAGAATGTTATCAAGCTATCAACGGTAGATAAAGACAAACACGACATCGCAGAACAGAAAGAACGTATAAAAGCGTTAAAAATGAAAAACAAGCAACTCGAAGAGAATGACGGACGAGAGGCTGTAATTGAAACGGTGGTGTTCATGAATGAAGCGAACATATCAGATTGATTTGCCTTCCATGGTTGGAAAAGGTTACGGCTCGTTCTGGCGTTCTAAAAATTTCTATCGAGTCGTTAAAGGCTCTCGTGGTTCTAAGAAATCAAAAACAACAGCATTAAATTTTATTATCCGATTATTGAGGTATCCTTGGTCTAATCTATTAGTTGTCAGAAGATACTCTAATACAAACAAGCAATCAACATATACGGATTTTAAGTGGGCAGCAAACAAGCTGAAAGTGACACATTTATTCAAGTTTAATGAGTCTTTGCCAGAGATAACCGTTAAAGCAACAGGGCAAAAGATACTGTTTCGAGGCTTAGACGATGAATTAAAAATTACCTCTATCACAGTTGATGTTGGCATTCTTTGTTGGGCGTGGTTTGAAGAGGCATATCAAATCGAAAACGAGGAAAAGTTCAGCACAGTTGTCGAGTCTATTCGTGGCACTTATGACTCGCCAGACTTTTTCAAACAAATTACAGTCACTTTCAACCCTTGGAATGAACATCACTGGTTGAAGGCTGCTTTTTTTGATAAAGCCACAAGTCGAACGGATACATTGGCACTAACCACTACATTTAGGTGCAATGAGTGGCTAGACAAGGTCGATATCCAGCGATACGAAGATTTATATAAAACGAACCCACGCCGTGCTAGAATTGTCTGCGACGGAGAGTGGGGCGTTGCGGAAGGCTTAGTATATGAAAACGTCAAGGTCAAAAATTTTGATAAAGACGAACTGCTGAAAGATAATTCATATCAGTTGGCAGTCGGACTTGACTTTGGTTTCACGCATGACCCTACCGCATTATGTGCGAGCTTGATTAATGAACAAAAGAAAGAAATATATATATTCGATGAAGCGTACCAAGTTGGATTGATAACGAAAGACGTTGCGAGTATGATATATGAAAAGGGTTATGCTAAGTCTGAAATAATCGCAGATAGTGCAGAGCCGAGGTTGATTAGAGAATTGCAAACGGAATATAACATTGTAAGATTGAGAGAGAGTCGTAAGGGGAAAGATAGTATTATGGCAGGCGTATCAAAGTTACAAGGATATTCAATTTTTGTGCATCCAACGTGTAAGCATATAATGGACGAATTCTACAGTTATTGTTATCAACAGGATAAAGAGGGTAACTGGTTGAATAAGCCTGAGGACAAGAATAACCACTTAATGGACGCACTAAGATATAGCTTACAATGTATCGACGGAAATCAAACTAAAATCAAAATGCTAAAAGGAGGATTTTAAAATTGGCAAAAGTTTTTGTAAACAAACGAAAAGTCATAACAACAACGAGCGATGTAGTAAATGAAGAAATCGTAACTGAAGCGATACGATTACACTTGAGCAAATTAGTAAAGAATTATATCGAAAGCGAGGACATGTACCTCTCGCAACATGAAGTCTTGAAAATGCCTAAAAAGGATAACTGGAAACCAGATAATCGATTAGTGTTCAACTATGCGAAGTATATCGTTGATACATTCACAGGATATCAAATTGGTGTGCCAGTTAAGATTAAACATGACGATGAAACTGTAAACGATTTTGTCGCAGATTTTCGTAAAATCAATGACATGGAAGACTCAGAGTTTGAGCTTGCGAAAATGTCTAGCGTGTTTGGTCATGCGTTTATTTATGTTTATCAAGACGAGTTTAAACAAACTAGAGCGACATATAACAGTCCAATCAATATGTTTATCGTTCATGATAACAGCATTGAGGAACGACCATTATTTGCGGTTAGATACACTTTTAACGAGAATAATCAAGAAGGTATCGGTCAAGTAATTACAAACGATGAAATTATTGACGCTACATTCACAACTGGAGGAACAGTCAGATTTGGCGAGCGTACTCAACACATTTATAATTCTATCCCAGTAGTTGAGTTGATTGAGAACGAAGAGCGACAAAGTATTTTTGAGAGCGTAAAGACATTGATTAACGCTTTAAATAAAGCAGCGAGCGAAAAAGCGAACGATGTAGACTACTTTGCGGACGCTTATATGAAAGTGCTAGGAGTAGAGCTAGAAGAAGAAGACGCAAGCCAGATTAGAGAAAATAGAATTTTCAACCTTTGGAAAACTGGAGACGGACCTTTGCCTGAGGTCGCTTTCCTTGAAAAGCCTAGCTCAGATACAACGCAAGAGAATTTAATTAGTTTATTGAAAGAGTCTATTTTCGCAATCTCAATGGTAGCGAATATGTCTGAGTCTGAGTTTGGAAACTCGTCTGGAACGGCTCTAGCTTTCAAATTACAAGCGATGGACAACCTTGCTCGAATGAAAGATAGAAAATTACAATCCGCATTTAACAGATTGTATAGAATTTTTTTTAGTGTTCCATTAACTACTGTATACGAGGACGCATGGACAGGATTGAGTTACACGTTTACTAGAAACGTGCCACGAAACATTCTTGAAGAGGCTCAAATCGTTGGGCAGTTATCTGGTCAAGTGTCAGAGGAAACTAAGTTATCTGTTTTATCTATCATTGACGACCCACAAAAAGAGATTGAAAGAATGGAACGTGAAGAGGAGGAAGCAAGCGACCTTGAAACACGTCTAGAAAAACAAAAAATCTACTCAGATTCAGGACTAAGCGAAAGCAAGAAGGTTATAGCCGATGTTGAATAACCAATACTGGGAAGATAGGTACAGAGCGGAAGAGAAAGCAAGAGAGTTGGCGGATAAAAGGGTAGCCTTTCAATTACAGGGAGTCTACCAACAACACGCCAATAATATTCAAAAAGAAATCGATAGCTTTTGGCAAAAGTATGCAGATAGTGAAGGAATCACAAAATTACAAGCTAAGCAACGAGCCGATAAACTTGATATGGTGAATGTTGAGTTTAAAGCTAGACAATTAGTTGAAAGAGCTAATCGCTTGAGAGAGCGTGGAAAGCAGGTTACAAGTAAAGATTTTACAAAAGCGGAAAACGACTTGTTGAAACTTTACAACCTTAAAATGAAAACAAGTCGTCTTGAAGTATTACAAGCGAATATTAAGTTACACCAGTATGAACTAGCATTAAATGAGTTTGAAATCATTGACAGGCACTTGATTGAGTCAATTAGACGTGAAAATCTGTTTAGTGCTGGTGTGCTTGATATGACGCTCGGTAGTTATGAAAGCTCGAAAATATCTGCTGACTCTATCGTGTATGCGAATTTCGAGAATGCGACATGGTCGGATAGAATTTGGGAAAGGCAAAACGAGTTGAGAGCTATTGTTAAGAAAGGCGTTGCGGATACCGTATTAAGAGGTCAAGGAACAAATGTTCTCATTAACAATTTAAAGAAAGAGTTTGATGTATCCTATGGATACGCTAGACGACTGGCTGTTACGGAGTCCGCAAGGGTATACTCAGAGACTCAAAAATCGAATTATGAGACAAACGAGGTTGAATGGTACGAAGTCATGACAGAATTAAAAGCGTGTCCGATTTGTCAACCGTTTGACGGAAAAATCTTTAAAACGGATGAAATGGTGCCAGCGTTGAATGCTCCACCGTTCCACCCTAACTGCCGTTGCACGACAATACCACATTTTAGGAAAGGTTCAAATCTTTTAAGCAGAGATGAAACAGTAACTCCTAGAAAAATAGATTTAAGTGCTATTTAGTGCACAGAAAGGAACAAGAAATGAAATATCGTAATAAACCAGTAGTCATTGAGGCTGTACAATTTAAAGATACGGAAGAATCGATTATGGAGTTATCAGAATTAGGATTAGACCCAGTTCGAGTTGATTATTCTGATTTAAGCAATCCACTTTTAAAAATTGAAACGCTTGGAGGGGTGAAGATTGCAACAGAAGGCGACTACATTATCAAAGGTGCGCAAGGCGAAATTTACCCATGCATACACAATCTCTTTGAAGAAACATACGAAAAAGTAGAGGAATAAAAGTTTTTTTGTAATTGTCCAAACTTTGATGACTTTAAAAGCTAAGGATAATAGTCCACTCTGGACTTAAAAAGGAGGTAGCCTAAATGGCAGAAGAAGAAAAAAACGATGTATTGGAAACTGAATTGGATAATGTCGACAATCATGATGAGGTTGAAGGTACACCAAAAACATTCACGCAAAGCGAAGTTGACGAGCTAATCAAAAAGCGACTAGCTAAGCAAGAAAAATCATTCGACAAACGAATGCAGGAAAAACTTGACGAGGCGGAGAAGTTACGTCAAATGAACGAGACGCAGAAGGCTGAATATGAGCAAAAAAAGCAAAAAGCCTATATTGCGGAACTCGAAGCAAAAATCAATCGAAGCGGACTTGAGCGTGAAGCCTCTAAAATGCTTTCTGAGGGCGGTATCGTGGCGGACGAGAAAATCCTAGGCATTGTCGTTAAAGATACAGCAGAAAGAACGCAGGAGGCTGTAGAGAGCTTTGTAGCTTTAGTGAATGAACTAGCTGACAAGAAAGTTGGCGAAAAATTAAAAGGTAAAACGCCTAAGAAAATGGAAGACACTACCGCAGGCGAAATTACCAAGGAACAATTCAACAAAATGGGGTATCAAAGTAGAAACGAATTACTGCAAAATAACCCAGAATTATATCGTAAATTGAAAGGATGATAAATAAATGACACAAACTAAAATTGCGCAAATGGTAAACCCAGAGGTGCTAGCTGATATGGTTTCAGCTAAGTTGCCAAAAATGATTAAATTCACACCACTTGCTTACGTTGAGCGTGAGTTAGTAGGACAACCAGGAAACACTGTAACCGTAGCTAAATGGGTATATTCTGGAGATGCTAAAGACATCACTGAGGGCGAAGCAATCGTCCCAGACCAATTAACTACAGACAAATCAACAATGACAATCAAAAAAGCTGGCAAAGGTGTCGAAGTGACAGACGAGGCTTTATTATCTGGTTACGGAGACCCATTAGGACAAGCAGCACACCAAATTTCATTGGCTATTGCGAGCAAAGTGGACAACGATTTAGTTGTTGAGGCTAAAAAAGCAACTCAATATATTGATGACGCACCTACAACTGGTGCTGCACTTGATAAAGCCTTAGCAGTGTTTGAGGACGAAGAAGACGCTCGCTATGTTGCCCTAGTAAACCCTAAAGATGCTATTGATTTACGTGCTGATACTGTTAAAGAATGGGTACGTGGTTCAGAAATCGGTGCGAACATTGTTATTTCTGGAACTTTTGGAGAAACACACGGTGTTCAAATCGTACGCTCTAAGAAAGTAGAAAAAGGAAAAGGATTCCTTGTTAAAGTTTCTGCTGTTGAAACAGATACAGACGATGTTGCTAAGTATGGAGCATTCGTTATCAACTTAAAACGTGATGTGGCTGTTGAAACAGACCGTGATATCCTTAAAAAGACTACAGTAATCACTGGTGACGAACACTATGGTGTTTACTTATACGACCCTACAAAAGTTGTAAAATTCGGAGGTAATGTTTAATGGGGATGATGTTACGACGACATCACCCTCAAAAGCCTGTTGAAACGGAAGTTGTTAATGAAACGGAAGTTGTTACTTATAACGACTTAACGGTTAAAGAGTTAAGAGATATCGCAAAAGAGCGCGAAATCGAAGGTTATTCAACATTAAGCAAAGAGGAACTTATCGCAGTATTGGAGGGATAGCATGGAAAATATCACTCAAGCAAAAATATTGCTAGGGATTGAAGACAATCTCCAAGATAAGTTACTAACAACAATAGCGACGTTAACAACCGCTAACTTTTTAGCTTACGCAGGCGTGGATGATGTCCCAGAAGGCCTTGAGTATATTATTACCGAGGTCATTATTAAACGGTTTAACAGAATTGGTGCTGAGGGAATGAGTAGTCAATCCCTCGAAGGCACCTCTATGAGGTTTGATTCCGATGATTTCAAAGAATATGACAGCGTGATTAAGCGAGTTTGCTCGAAAACATTCAATGCGGGGTTTAAGATGCTATGAGATATAACGAAAGAGTGGAAATTATCACTAATCAACAAGAAGAGTACAATCCAGAAACGGGCGAATATACTTCTAATGAAGGCGAAAGATTGATTGTCCCAGTCCACGTTATGGACTTGGGCGTTGATAAACAAGTCGCAGTTTTCGGAGAGTATAAACGAGGTTCAAAAGTGGTTTATTTCCAAAACACTCCTAAAGTATCATTTACTTATCTCATTTATCGAAAAGAACGCTATAAAAGCAGAGCGGACAAACAGTCTGGAAGAGTATTCTATTTAGAGAAGGATAACTCAGTTGAGTAGTTTACGATTTGAATTGAAAGGCCTTGAAAAACTTAATGCTAAACTTAAGAAAATCTCTAAAATGGAAGAGATTGAAAGCATCGTTGAAAAAAACGGTGTGGACATGCAAAGGAGAGCGGTAAATAACGCCTCTAAGTTCAGAGGGCATTATGAGGGCAGAGGGAAAAACAAGCATTTTGTCAAACCAACTGGGTCGACAAAGCGTTCTATTTCTGTCAATAGTAGCAAGGTCGGTAGATTTAAATATAAAGTGGCACCAGGCACAAGTTATGCTGCTTACGTTGAATTAGGAACTCGCAAAATGAGCGCACAGCCGTTTATCAAGCCAGCTTTTGATAATCAGAAAGAGGAATTTAAAAAAGATTTAGAGAGGTTGGTTAAATGAAATCAAGAGAGCAAGCAGTTTTTGACAGCGTATTTAAACGTTGTCTTTTTTTGGGTTATAAAACATACGATTACAAACCAGACGACGATGTTCCTTATCCGTTCGTGGAGTTTGAAGATACGACGTCAATACTCGTTCCAAACAAAACGGACGTGAAAGGAACTGTCGAGCTGGTCTTATCAGTATGGAGTACCCGAAAAAAACGAAAACAAGTATCAGATATGTGTTCGAGTATCCTAGCAGAATCGATGAAGATTGTTGAGGCGGACGGCTATTATGTAGCCTTAAATATCTCTCAATCTACAATTTCGATTTTTGATGACAACACGACAGTCGAACCGCTCAAGCGTGGTCGTGTTCGTCTAGTATTTACAATTTTATAGAAAAGAGGTTAAATAAATGCCAGTTGCAAAAAAAGGTATTGATAGTATTTTATTATTTCGCTTATTAAGTGAAGCGAGCAAAGCAGACGGTGCTAAACTAGCATTCCAAACTGAACACTCAACAGAGAAAAGCCGTGACACAAACTCGGTTAAAACTAAAGACGGAGTGTTACAATCAGTTGGTGGGATTGAGGTTTCAATCACCGCTACAACAATCATGGCGGAAGACGATGAACTTGTCGCTAAGCTAGAAACGGCTATGGATAAGGGCGAACTTGTAGAAGTTTGGGAAATCGAGAAAAACGCTAAAAAACAAGGTAACAAATTCGAGGCTGTGTATTATCAAGGTTACTTGACATCGTTCAAGAAAACTAAAAACGCAGAAGACTTAATCGAGTTGGAACTTGAGTTCGCAGTAAATGGTACTGGTGTTAAAGGTTATGCAACACTTAACACTAGCCAAGCAGAAGTAGTTCAATATGAATTCGCTGACACTACAAAAGGAACTACCAGCCCAGCAAGTCCTGTAGCAGGCGTGCCTGGAATCGGCGGTTAGAAATTAAGAGAGGTTCACACCTCTCTTTTTTATTGTATTTTTTAGAATAAAGGAGAAAATAACATGCAATTAAAAATCAATGATAAAACATACAACATTAAATTTGGAGTAAAATTCGTTCGTGCGTTGGATAAAGCTTATCCAATCGAGCAACAAGGATTGAAATTTGGAATGGCTCTATCTGCTAAAATTCCAGAATTATACGCAAAGAATATCGCTTCATTGGCAGATATTATCTACTATGGAACAGTTACTGAAAGTCCTCGTCCTTCATTAACTGAGGTTGAAACATACGTTGAAGAGTGCGAAGATTTAGAACAATTATTCGATGATGTAATTCAAGAATTGAGTGAGTCGAATGCGGGTAAGTCTTTGCTGTCGGAGATGAACCAAGGTCTCAAGAAGAAATAATTGAG